GAACGACCGCAAGGCGACGACGAAGACGAAAACGCGCCGTTCGTGCCGGAAGAATGGGAGCAGGTCGACGCGCATACGCAGGAGAAAGCCGAGGAAGAATACATTTCGAAATCGACCGACGATTACTACGATTGGGAAGTTCAGAATTGGAACGACGAATACGCGCTCGACGACGCCAAGAGCAAGGTCTCCGAGGATTTCAACCAGTCGCCGCAACAGTGGGCGATGGATGCGCTCAACGATCTGCGCAGCGATCGCGAAGAGGCCGGCAAGGCCGACATCCCGTTCACGAACACGCAACTGCTCGAAGCCATGACCATTGATTATGAGAACCAGGGCGGCTCGTGGCCGAAGAAAGACCCCCAGATCAGCTTTGATGATGAGAAGCTGACCGAGCCGACAGGTTATGATCCGGCGCAGCAAACCTTGCCGGGCATCGAGCCGGTGAAGCCCCACGAAATGCTCACGGAGGACATGCGCGAGGCAATTGGGGCCGTCGTGCTCAATGCCTTCAACAAAGAGGCCGAGAACGTGCAGGGCGATCTGGAGCCGCCCGAGTATTTGAAGGACAGCGCGAGCGAGTCAGCCAGCGAAGGCTGGTCCTCCATGGACGACGACGACAAGTTCAAGTGGACGAAGAACAACACCAGCCTGCTCGATGACTCCAGCGACGACACTGAACAGACAATCGGCCAAAAGCTCAAGGTCGACGCGCTGCCAACCAAGTTCGATCCGCTCGACGAAGGCGACGGCGGCGTCGAAGATTACAAACGCACGCAGGCACTCGCGCGCCATCTCTCAATCGAGCGCGCTGCGCAGGTCATGGAACAACGCGGCATCAAGGATGTCGATAAGGGGGAAATTCTGCGCATCGACAATCAGCTTTGGTCCGAATGGAAATCCAGCTCAACGTCATGGGGCGGCAAGGTGTTGCAGATCGCAATCGCCGATGAACTGGGTGGCCGATTGTACGAGAAGCAGCTCCGCGGTGAAGCCAAGCAATCGCTGATCGATGAGGTCAATCACGATTACAAATCGACCGGCGGCTACAAAGGGCTGCTGGCCTACGTGCGCGCCAAATGGGAGACGACGCAATATCTGCTCGATAAGGCCGGCGAGCAAACGCTCAATCTCTACCGCGGGATCAGCCTCGAAAAGGCGGACTTCAATCAGGCGATGACTAAGGTGAAGATCCATCGGCTCAAGAGCTATCTGCGGGTCATCATGAAGATGGTCGGCGGTTACGAGCACCTGCCCGACTTACATGTCGTGCGCAACGGCGCGGCTTCGACCACCACCGATGCAACCGTCGCGAATGACTGGAGCGCTCACCAGACTCGCGTTGTCTTGCGCGCGCAGGTCCCGCGTACTGCCGCGGTCTCGGTGCCGGCCTACGGCATCAACGTGCATTCCGAGCACGAGGTCGTCGTCGCCGGCACCGCCTGGAAGGGCTGGGATGCATGGGCGCATAAGGCGCCGGGCTTCGAACATGTTAAACTAGCCGCATGACCAAAGAGATTGACATCCTGCACATGGAAATGGAGGGCGAGCTGCCGCACTGGCTCAGCCCGCAGATGCGCTTCCCAAGTGAGGCGAAGCGCAAGGAAATTAGCGACCGTCATCGTGAGAAGTGGCTCGCCGAGCAGAAAAAGCGGCGTCAGCGCGAGCCGAAATAAACCGGAGCGGCGAGCGGGTGCTCTTCCTTCGCCTGCTTAATCGCCGCCTTCACGTCGACCCCGATCAGTTTCAGTGCGGCCTCGGGCGTGATCTTGTGCTTAACCATGATCTCCAGCAGCATCGCGGTGCGCGGGTCAATCAGCGATTGGCCGTCGGCCATGTGACGGACGGTCCGCTCGTTGATCCCGAAGAAACGGCCGGCGCCCCGCTGCGTCAGTTCGAGTTTATCGAGGCACTCAAGAAAGCGCTTGGGGGACATCGCGCGGATCGAGTTCATTTTCATAGGGTTCACCAAATAACGATGCGATTCTCTCCCTTAAAATGGACCCTTGTGCCCTAGGGGGCAAGAGTTAACGCCGTTGGCGGGGGTGTAGGCTGGCAGTGGAAACCAGCCCGATGAACTCGCCGTCGAGGGTCTCAACGTGGCAGTGGCCCATGGTGTTCGGCGGCGGACAGCCGCGCGGGTGACAGACGCGGACCAGCATGCCGTTGCCTGGGGTGTTCCGATTGCGGTCGAAAATATCCCAGCCAACGGCGCGGAATTCGTAGACGGTGCCTTTGCGGACTTTCATCGCGGCACCCGCTCTAAGACCGGCGCGCGGGTGATTTGGCACAACTGTGCGCAGCGGCGCTGAAACCGCAGCGCCGCCTCTTCTGTCCTGAACACGGTCACGGCACCGAAGCCGTGCACGACCCAAACGAGGTCGGGTTTTTTGCGTTCGCGTTTCATCGTCTCAATCCTTCGAACAGTTTGTGACCGTAGAACTGGTCGTTGCGCACCCGGCGCAGCATGTAGAAGCGGTCGTTCATATAGCCCCAGCGCCCCGGCTGCTCGTCGAGCACCTTGAACACGGTCCAGGGCACGCCGGCCATCAGCTTGAGGATGCGCGGGCCGAAGACTGCGATGTCCTCTTCCTTGAACATCCGGCTGAGTTCACGGGCGATCGGATCGGCAGCGTGGATGTCGTCCATCGGATACTTGCGGGTCATGCGGCAGACTCCTTGTTCGGGACCAGCAGCTTGATTTTGTCGACGAGCTGCCGGAATTCGTCGCGCGCCTCGATCAGAGTGCCAAAGCGCCAGCCGTGATCGGTGTAGAAGCCGCCTCGGGAGCCACCGACCGGGTGCACCGAAAATGTCGCGCCGATCGCCTTGGCAACGGCCATCAGCACGTCGCCGGCCTCGCGCGCGTCGGCCTTGCGAATTTCGCGATCGATGCGCTTCATCGTGGCGAGCAAGCGCGTGGCTGTCCGCGTGTCGATGAAGCGCGCGCTATCGAAGCGCACGTCGGGGCCGTGGAAGTAACCCATTTTCGGGTCGGTGTTGGTCCAGCAGCGGATTTCGAGGGTTTGCAGCGCGAGCCCGTCGGTTTTCTTGGGCGCGCCCCAAATCGAATCCTCGCCCTCGCTGCGCGGGTTGATCGGATGCTCGGCGTCGCCCTCGCGCGCGAGCACGCGGGCAACCACCGAGGGGCAATCGGCAAACTTCTGTTCCTCAATCAGAAAGCCGTAAGTGCGTTTGTCGCCAGTCATCGGCGGACTCCTTTCCGGCGCTTGGGCGCCTTGCTGGGGGTGAGGGCGGTGCACTCGCTCGCCTTGCGTTCGGCTTGCAGCTCGCGCCACGCCAGCTCGCGTTGTTCCGGGGTGAGACTCCGGTCGAGAAAAGCGGGTAGGTCGTCAGCAGTGCGGGTCATCTTTTGCTCTCCGTATCGTCAAGCGGCCAACTCTCACGAGCTTTCCCGGCCATCTCCCCGGAGGGAGTGCCAACGGACGGTTGCCCGTTGGCCGCTTGGGGTTACGGATCAGACGAACAGGAGGGCGATAACCGTCCCGAACGCCAAAACCGTCAAAGTGAGATCAAGCATTCGAGCCTCCTGTCGCGAACACGTTGGTCAACCAAGACGCTTCCCAGGCCCGTTCGTGGCCGTAGTAGAGAACCGACTTGGTGATGACTTCGAAGCCAACGATGCCAACCGCGGCGGTCAGCTTGCCCGTCATCAGGTACGACAACCCGAAGGTGTCGACCGCGCCAAGCAATCGCCATGTGATTGCTTTGGTGGCGGACTTGAGATGCGAACACATGGTTAGCTCCGTTGGTGTGCATTTCGCTCTTGCACTATACATATAGGGTGCACTGCCCTAGGAAGCAAGAGAGCCGGGAAAGTGCCGGCATGGGCCAAGCCGAAAACCACAGGGTTTCCAGCCCTATAGAGCATGAGCTGGGCGCAGGCCGTTCATGCGTGCCGAGCATGGGTGCGAAATGGCCGATCGGACGCTCTGGCAGCATGTGCGCGCCCAGGCCGAGGCGACCCTCGCCCGGCTGCGCGAGAAGTTCGACCCGGATGAGCCGCGCGACGAACAGGGCCGCTGGACCGACGGCGGCGGCGGCGATGGCGCAAGCGGCGGCAAGCATCCGGGCGCAGGTTATTCGGCGGGCGCGTATGTGGACTCGAAAGGTGTGATCCACACCTCGAACGTTTACGACGCGCAACGCGCGCTGTTCGAAAACCGCAAGGTCGAACTCAAACAAATCAAACAAGTCTCGACGCTGATAAAGCGCTTGGGGGAGACCGCGAAAGAGATGGCCGAGCAGGGCGAGAAAGCGCCGGTGTTCAATCTCTGCAATGTGTCAGTTGAGGGCACCAACCTGTTTTGCGCCGAGACCAAAGGCATTCCGCGCGTCGAGATGCCAGTGATCGCAGCAAAGAAAACCAAGGCGTTCATCAAGCATCTCAAGAGCCTCGGCTACAAAGTCGAGAAGGGCAACGAACGCGCCGCCAACCTGCGCGCCACGCAAAGTGAGATCGACGGCGCGAAGGTAGCCGCGCAGATGCAGCGCATCAAAGAGGACGGGTTCTACAAGCGGCTCGTCATCTCGCGCGACGACTACATTCTCGATGGACATCACACGTGGGCGGGACAGCTCGGCATCGATGCGCAGGACAATGATTTGCACGACGACAAGAACGTCAAAATTGCGCGCGTCGATATTTCGATAACGAAGCTACTCGAAGAGGCCGAGAAGTGGACCGGCGGCAAAGGCAAAAAGCCTGCCGGGCAGGCATGAGGATAGCAGCATGGCCGTCAACTACGCCAGCTCGCTCAAGAGCACCCGGATGCAGGCGGTCATCAACGCGATCGACGCTGCGACGCCGGGCACGCTGGAAATTTGCAGCGCCGGTTACGCGGCGGTGCTGGTCTCAATGGCGCTGGCCAAGCCGAGCTTCACCGAGAGCGGCGGCGTCATCACCATGGCGAGCATCCCGCGCAGCGGCATCGCCAGCGCGAGCGGCACCGCGGGCATCGCGCGCATCAAGGACGGCAACGGCAATATCATCGTGTCGGGCTTGACGGTGAACACCACCGGCGCCGACATTAACCTCAACAGCATCTCGATCACGGCCGGGCAAACCGTCACCCTGTCGAGCGGCACCATCACGCACGCACCATGAACGATGTGAACGCACTGCTGCTCAATGTCATGGCGGAAGTCGACGCCAAGCTGATGGAAGCACTCAAGACCGACGAGGTGCAGACCGGCCCGTTCACCGGCACGCACATCTGCCTCAAGCCAAAATGGAATGACGGCAACACCGGCGCCAAGCTGATCGGCAGCTACGAGTTCGAGCTGCATGACAGTTTCGAGAAGGCGATCTCGCGGCGGCCGGGCACGGTCATCAACGTGGGCTGCGCGGAAGGCTACTACGCAGTCGGACTTGCGCGCAGATTGCCGAACGCTCGCGTCTACGCTCTCGATATTGACGCGGACTCGGTCAAGCTGTGCGAGGAAACGGCACTGCGCAATGAACTGACTGTGGCCGACCCGCCGATTTCTGGATCGCTGCACGCGGAGCAGTGCGAGCTGGCTTGCGATCTTAATCGGTATGTTGGCCCGGCACCGCATCTTTACGTCGTCGACTGCGAGGGCGCGGAATACGCGATCATGGACCCGGACAGGTTCCCGCAGTTGCGGACCGCGGACCTGATCGTGGAAATCCACAATTCCAGCGCGCACGGTCGCGAGTTCGCGCGGCGGTTCAGCAACACGCACTCGGTGATACTGTTTGGTCAGCGCGCCTTGCCTGACTTGGACCGCTACTGGTTCCTCAACGGCGCGCCGCTGATCGTTAAGCAGCTTCTCACGACCGACAAGCGGCCCTTGGATATTAGTTGGATGGTGGCATGGGCGAAGTCTCGCGAATGACCGGCAACGCGGGCGGTGCGAGCTACGAAGATGAGCGGCATCGCGAGTGGTTAGAGATGAAGAGCGATGGATCGCGGCCCTCGACGATCGTGCCCACTCTCGTGATCCTCGCGGTCATTTTTGGTCTGATCAGCATCGTCGTTCTGTTGGTGAGATGATGTCGTGGGCATCAGCAATTACACCGAGAAGGCGCTGCTCGACTGGCTGTTCCTCGGCGCCGCGCCGACACGGCCAGCCAGTGTATGGGTGACCTGGGCGACGGCAACGCCAACGAGTCAGTCGCCGTTCGAGGGGCCGTTCACGCCACTTCGAATACAGGCGACCTTTGCCCCGGCAAACTCGCCGCAAGGGTCGGCCACCAATCTCGGCTCGGTGATCAATACAGCGACGGCCGCGAACACGCCGGTCGGGTACAACATTTACGACTCGTCGGCGGGCGGCAATCGTCTGGCTTATGGCCTGCTCGATGCTGCCGTCGGCTGCAAGTCGGCGGACACCCTGTCGTTCGCCGCGGGCGCGCTCAAGGTGACGCTTGCGTGACTGCGGTCAGTGCAATCTCTGCTGCCGACTTGTGCGGGTGCCTTCGATCGACAAGCCGCGCGGCCAGCTCTGTGACCATTGGCAAGAAGATTGCCGCTGCTCGATCCACGCCGAGAAGCCGGACGAATGCCGTCGCTTCCGATGTCTCTGGCTGGCGAACGAGAACATCGCAGATCGCTATCGACCCGATCAGATCGGGCTTTACGTAACATCCACGAAACGCGCCGATACGCTGTGCGTTCGCGTTGATCCGCGGCGTCCGAACGCGTGGCAAGAGGGATTGGGGCACGCTGTTATAGAAAATCTCAGGCGCAGCTTTCGCCTGATCATTGTCGTCGGTGACAAATCCTGGAGTGTGACCGATGACCGATGATCCGATTGTACAGCCGCTCACGGCACGCAACGCCACGGCGACGCTGGCCATCGTCGGCGGGCTCCCGACTGACGATCTCGATCTGATCGCGCAAGCAGTTGCGATTTACGCAGCGCCAACTTCGCTCTCCTGCGACACGACCCAGCGCTCCACTGTCGCGCAGGCCTCGGCGATCCTCGTGGCCGACACCAGCTTGGCTTGCGACACGACGCAGGCGGGTGGCGTCACGGGCGGCTTGGCGGCGACCGAGGGCAGCGACACTGCGGCGTTCGCAGGCTCGCTGCTCAAGACGTTCCTCAATCCGAGTCGGACGGATGCGAGGATCACGCTTTCTAATAATAATCTGACGGCAACCAAGGCGGCGTGAGGAACCGCTATGTCGTACAAGATCGTCAACTTCACCAAGGACATTAGCTCCACCGCGACCACGGTGGTGACCGGCGTCGGCTTCATGCCGAAAGCCGTCATGTTCTTCTTCGGCCTTACTACCGGCTCCAAGAACGTCGCGGGGGTTGGCGTTGACGACGGGACGAATTCGGGCCTCTACGCCATCAACCTCGCGCTCAGTCCGCCCGGCAACTATTCCAACGGCAATAATTCGCTGATCGTTGGGCCAGACTTCGGCAGCTTCCTGCTGGGACACATCACTGCTTGGTCGAATGACGGGTTCACGATCTCGTGGGCCTCATCGGGGACGCCGAGCGGGACGTATCAGATCTTCGCCCTGTGCTTTTCCTGTCTCGCGAAGGTCACCACGTTCGCGCGGGACCGGACGGTCAACACGGGCGCTGTTGCCTACACCGGCATCGGCTTCCAGCCCACCGCTCTCGTCATGTTCGGCAGCACGGCGAACGGTGCCGCCGATGCGAGTTCGTACGGCGTGGGCGACGATGTTACGTGCGGTGCGTGGGACACCAATTTTGCTGGGGCGAGCCCCAATAACCTCGCGTCTCTCAACCTCACAGTTTGCGGCCAAGACTGGGGCAACTTCCAAAGCATCGCCAACGTAACCTTCCAGTCGGACGGCTTCACGCTCGGTTGGCAGCAGAACGGATCGCCCACGGGTACTGGGCAATACGTCGTTCTGGCGCTCGGTGGGATGAAGGCCAAGGTCCTCGCGCATACGCGCGATATGTCCCTGGCATCGGGGAGCGTCGGCTACACGGGATACGGCTTTCGGCCGCAGTGTCTCATTACCCCGATGAGCAACACCACGGCCGCCCCCAACCTGAGTTGTTTTGGGGTCAGCGGTTTTGACCCCACTATACGCGCCGTCCTCGCCACCTCCGTTGCCTCAGACCTGATTCAAGATGTCAGCGGCAACTTCCTGGCGGGTGGCCCGGATTTTTCGAACTATCAACTCGGGCAGCCCGCCTCATACGACGCCGATGGGTACACGATCAGTTGGGTGAAAGGAGGTTCGCCGACCGGCACTTGGACTTGGTACTCGCTCGCACTGGGGCCGACTCAGCAACAGGTCACGGCGCGGTTCGCCGGTGCTGGCACGCTCGCCAAGCAAGACCTCGATCTACGCGAGCGGGTAACGACGGTCTTTGCGGCGTCCACTTCACTCTCCTGCAATGCGACGTTCCCGCCCAGGATTTTCCAGGCCACGGCGGTCTTTGCCGCGGCGACGACGCTCGCTGGCTCGGCCCGGCAGGCTCAGATCGCGCTGCCAGAAGTGTTCGATCCGATCACCGGGCTATCGGCACTGGCCCGGCAAGCGCAATCGGCTCTGCCAGAAGTATTCGATTCGGTCACCGCGCTCAGTCTTGACGTTGATCAGCGCCAGCGCGTCACGTCGGCCCTCGTCGGCGACACGACCCTTTCCTGCGACGCGACCAAGTCCGCAGGCGCGAACGTCTGGCAGGCCTCGGCAGTCTTCGCCGGTGCGACAAGTCTTTCCGCTTAGGCGGGAATGAACGCGGCGGCCTCGGCCACTTTCGCGGCGAGCGGATCGCTGAGTTGTGACGCCGGGACGACCTCGGTCTGGCAGGCCTCCACGGTGCTTGCCGGTGCGGGCGCATTGTCCTGCGCCATCACGGCGCAGGCGCAAGCGCTCCCCGAACTGTTTGATCCCGTCGGCAACCTGTCGGCGTCGGTCACTGCCCGCGATCAGGCTGCTGCGGTCCTGGCCGGGACCACCACACTCGCCTGCAACGCGACGCAGCAAGGCACCACGGCGTGGCAAGCCAGTGCGGTGTTCGCGGGCGCTGGCACTCTCGCGGCATTGGCGAGAGCAGCGCAGCAAGCATCCACCAGCTTCGCTCCAGTCACCACGCTATACGCTTATGCGTCGGGAAACTGGCGAGCGACGGCGACCTTTGTCGGCATCACCTCGCTCGACGCGAGATACGTCGGCGGGTTCAGCCCTTCGCCCTACTACGCTCCGAGCTACTTCGGGCGAAGATATTTCGGCAAATACTATCAAAGCGTCACTCAGAAGTACCAAGCTGCCGCGACCTTCGCCGGTGCTGGCAGCCTCCGCGCCACGGCGACAGCCTCGTACCAAGCAACGGCGGGCTTCGCCGGTGCGGGCAGTCTCGCGACGACGGCGGTCGAGCAGCAAACCGCTGCCGCGACCTTCGCCGGTGCTGGCAGCCTAAGTTGCGCGGCAGGCAAGACGACAGTTTGGCAAGCGTCGGCGCAGTTCGCGGGAGCCGGTAGCCTCGCGGCCTCGGCGTTCCAACAAGACGCAGCCGCAGCGGTCTTTGCTGGCGCGACTACACTCACTTGCGTCGCGGGTCAGGCGACGGTTTGGCAGGCTACCGCGCAGTTTGCGGGCGCTGGTAGCCTCGCGGCCTCGACCACTCAAAACAATGCCGCAACCGCGCTGTTCGCGGCACCGACTTCGCTCACTTGCAACGCCACGCAGCAGGCCGCTGCGCAACAGGCGAGCGCGGTCTTTGCTGGAAGCGGTTCGCTCACGGCTTCGGCTCGTCTTGCGGAAAGTGCGCAACCCGAGCTGCTCGACGCGATCGGCGGCTTGTCGGCTTCGGCGGCGCAGGCTAACGCAGCATCGGCGCTCCTGGCAGCGACGACCTCGCTGTCAGTCGACGCAACGAAGGCGCCGCAGCAAGCCACAGCGATCTTTGCCGGGGTTGGAAGCCTCTCGGCCTACGCGCAGACTGCCGCGAAACCGGCAAGCGCAACGTTTGTCGGCGTCACCTCGCTATCGGTCGCGGTCGTCGTCGGCAGCTACGCGAGCACGTTCTCGAACGAAGCGCGCGGCACCAAGGTCTACGCGGAAGTTCATCTCGACGCGGAAGGCCTGCACGGCACGGTCGCCGTCGGCATTGGCAATGCTTCCGCGAGCGGTCCGCTTGGTTCTGATAACAATTCAATAGGCCTCTACAGCGACGGCGACGTTATCCGTAACAGCGTCGTCCTCGGCAACATCGGAGATTTCAACGCCGGGGACTGGATTGGTGTCGCGCTCGACGTTGCCGGGCAGACCGTCCAGTTTCGTAACATCACGCAAAGCGGGAGCTGGTCGAGCCCGTTCTTGATCAGCGCACTTGGCAGCGGCCCGTACTATCTCGGCCTGACACTCTTTGAGACTGGCGACGCCTTCACGGCGAACTTCGACAGCGCCTTCATCGGCGCGCCGCCTGCTTCCGATTACACACGTTGGGACGGCACCGAACTCGTTGCCAGCGTTTCTGCGATCCTCGTCGGCGAGACATCGCTCCGCTGCGATGCGACGCGGATCATCGGCGGCGTCACTTATCAGGTAACAGCGCAGTTCGCTGGTAGTGGCTCGCTCGCGGCATCGATCAGCGTCGCGCAATCCGCGCTACCCGAGCTGCTCGACGCGACCAGCAGTCTTTCTGCCGGGGCAGCAACCACAGATGCGGCGGCAGCCGTCTTTGCCGCCGCGACCTCGCTCACTTGTAACGCCGGACAGGCGACCGTCTGGCAAGCAAGTGCGACCTTTGGTGGCGCGGGCAGCCTCGCCGGTTCGGTCGCTGTCGCCGCACGGGCGACACCTGAACTGCTCGACGCAGTCGGGGCATTATCCTGTCTCGCCGCGCAAAATAATGCCGCCTCGGCACTGCTCCAGGGCGTCGGCTCGCTCACTTGCGCGACGCAACAGGCGACCGTCTGGCAGGCAAGTGCCGTTTTCGCTGGTGTAGGAGGTCTCACCAGCTCGGCGTCCGTCGCCGCGATTGCGTCGCCCGAGCTGCTCGACGCGGCAGGGTCCCTTTCTGCTTCCGCCGCTCAGAACGACGCCGCGTCGGCTCAGTTCACCGGCGCGACCACACTCACCTGCACGACCGTCCAAGCGGCGGTCCAACAGGCATCCGCCATCTTCGCTGGTTCTGGCGGGCTGTCCGCTGCGACCGCGGCAATCGACACCGCGGCGGCGGTCCTCGCTGGCGCGACAACGCTCGCCGTCAACGCAACCAAAGCGCCACAGCAGGCGCTCGCCACCTTCGCTGCCAGCAGTTCGCTCTCGGCATCTACGATTGCCGTTGCGAGCGCACTGCCCGAGGTCCTCGACGCGATCGGCGCCGTCATCCTGGCGGCCAACCAACGCGAGCAGGCATCGGCTGTCCTCGCTGGCACCACGACTCTCTATGCCAACGGCGACAAAGCCGGGGTTTGGTCGGCCACCGCGATCTTTAACGGTGCCGGTTCACTCAGCGCTGCGACCAGAGCGAACTCGCAGGCGCTCGCGACGTTACCCGGCACTGGCGGCGTAGCGCTCGCTGCCAATCAAGTCGAAACCGTCGCAGCAACTTGTGCGGCGCCGACCAGCCTGACCTGCAACGCCACGCAGCAGGCAACGACTGCGTGGCAGATCACCGCCGTCTTCGCGGGTGCAGGAAGTCTCGCAGCTTCCGCCAATGTCAACGCGCGTGTCACACCCGAGCTGCTTGATGCAGTCGGCAGCCTCGCTGCGTCGACGACCCAGTCGCAGACGGCGACGGCGCTCTGCGCTGCCCCGACCTCGCTAACCTGTAATGCGACTCAGCAAGCCACTACGGCGTGGCAGATCACCGCCGTCTTCGCGGGCGCAGGCGGACTTTCGTTCGCGACAAACCTTAACGCGAGCGCATCGCCGGAACTTCTCGATGCGTTCGGTGGCACAATCGCCACGGCGAGCGAAATTGCGCAGGCTGCGGCAACCTTCGCGGGCGCATCGACACTAAGCTGCAACGCGACGCAGCAAGCCACGACCGCGTGGCAGATCAGCGCGGTCTTTGCAGGCACCGGAGGCCTCGCGGCATCCGCTGCTCAGGTAGCAAGTGCCTCCGCGCAGCTCGCTGGCGCCAGCACGCTGTCGGCTGCGACGCGGCAATGGCAAAACGCAACCGCTCAGTTTGCTGGCGTTGGTAATCTCTCGCTCGCAGCAGCGCAGATCAATCGAGCTGCTGCAACATTCGCCGGAACCACGACCCTCTACGCCAACGCGGACAAGGGCGGCGTCTGGTCGGTCGGTGCGATCTTCGCTGGCGCCAGCACTCTCAGCGCGGCAACGACGCAAAGTCAGAACGTCACCGCATTCTTTGCCGCACCGACTTCGCTTACTGCCAATACGACCAAGCCTGCCTATTCCGCCGCGGCAGTCTTTGCTGGAGTCGGCAGCCTCGCGGCGAATGTCGCGGCGCAGCAGAGCGCCAGCGCGCGGTTCGCGGGAACTGGTTCGCTCGTCGCCTCGATCAGCGTCGCCGAGTCTGCGACACCGGAGATCTTCGACGCGGTCGGCACGCTGACCGCAAACGCGGACAAGCTGGGCGCTCCATCGGCGAGCGCCACCTTCGTCGGCGTTACCACGCTCACTGCCGCGGCCACGCAGCGGCAGATCGTCAGCGTCACCTATGCCGGATCGGGCGGGCTTGCTGCACTGGCCGCGGTGCGGACCAGCGGCGCGGCAGTTTTCGGCGCCACCGGTTCGCTATCAGCCCAGGTCACTCAGGTCGTCCGGGTCGCGGCCCGGTTCGCGGCGGTCGGCAGTTTAGCCTGCAATTCGACCATCCTGGCCGGATCGACCGGCGCACTTGCCGCAACCGAGGCACGCGACACCGCGGCCTTCGCAGGCGGCGTTTTTGCGACCGGCACCGGCACGCTCGCCGCAACCGAGGCACCGGACACCGCGCTGTTCCAGGGCACGCTGCTGCTGCCGAACACGATGGTGGCGTTCGAGGCGCCGGACAGCGCGCATTTCAGCTCGCTGCATCCCAAGCGTTACGGCGTGCAGATCGTCATGAAATCAAACAAGGCCAACGCGGTGAAACGCGCCGCATGAACGGGAGGATCAATGAGTACAGGATGGGCGTGCGTTATTCGGTTCGGCGGGGTCGGTGACAATCTGATGGCCGCATCGGTGCTGCGGCCCTTGAAACGGCTCGGCTACAAGGTCGAGGTCATCACCAGCGACTCTAATCACGTGGTGTTTCACAACAACCCGTTCATTGACAAGCTGGCCGTGCTGAACACTGATCGCGATCTGCCCAAGGGCGGCGCTGGCGAATGGGTCAAATGGATGAACTCGCGCGCCCGCGAGTACGACGTGTTCGCGCATCTGTCGCACTCCTGCGAAGCACGCCACGCCTTCAACGACACCATGACCTCATTCTGGTGGCCGGTTGAATACCGCCGCAAGATGTGCGCGGGCAGCTATCTGGAAACCGCGTGCGACATCGCGCAGGTGCCCTACGACTTCGGCCGATTGTTCTTTCCAACCGACGACGAGATGCAGCGCGCCACGGCAACGAAGAGGGATCAAATCGGCCCTCGCTGCATCGGTTGGATTTTGTCAGGCACGCGCATCGACAAGGTCTATCCCTATGCAGCGATGGCCATCGCGCGCCTGATCAAGGAAACGAACATTCCGGTGCTGGTAACCGCGGCGCTTAATCAGCGCGAGTATGACGACGCCAAGGCAATCCAGGACCACGTCGAGCGCACCAATGGCACCCGCGACGGCCTCTGCATCGCGATGTCCGATCCGGGAACGAACTCAGGCGATCTGCACAGTTGGCCGCTGCGCCGGATACTCACGCAGCTCCAGCTCTGCGACTTGGTGATCACGGTCGACACCGGACCGGCCTGGGCGGTGGCGATGGAGCCGATGCCCAAGGTCATGCTGCACAGCCACGCCAGCGTCGAGAACATCTGCAAGCACTGGGTCAACACGACCTCATTGCACGCCGACCCGGAGCGCGTCCCGTGCTGGCCCTGTCACCGGCTGCACAATGGCCCTGAGACCTGCGTGCCGAACAAGGACAACAAGGGCGCCGCGTGCATCAGCGACATCAGTGTGGAAAAGTTGCTGTCAACCGTTCGCGAGCTGTGGAGCGCGAATGTCCGGCCCGCCCTCGGCGAGAAGCTCATCTACGACGGTGCGGCTGCACTTGTAGAACGACTCCCACATGTAGCCGGTCCGTCTGATGTAGGGCGACCGCAGCATGATGCGGGTGCGCTCGATCAGGCGCTCCCGGTCGAGCACAACCCCGAAGTTGAACGGCGCATGGAAACCGAAATGCCTGCTTGATCCGCTCGGCCGCGCACACTCGAAAGCGAAGTCGTGCGCGATGTCCTGCGGGGCCCAATTGAACCCGCGCTCTTCGAGCTTCGGACGGTACTTGCGGCAAAGCAGATCGTCGTCGACGTGAGTGATCACCGGGAACTCGCTGCGGTTCTTGTAGAGGAAGCGGCACAGTCGCGTCGATCGGAGTGAGAAGCCGCCGTTGCCTACGTTGAGGCCATCTTTGTACCACCACGGGGACCCCACGTAATCGTAATCCAGGAAATCGTCGCGCCACATCGACGTGTCCCAAATCCACGAGTCCCACTGGATGTTGAGCGTGTGCCGGGTGCGCAGATGTTGCGCCGGGCCATGCCAAGCGCAGCGTGACCAGCCCAGCTTGTCGGGCCAGTCCGGGACCTGAATGAAGCGCACCGGTTGGCCGCACATCTCGGTTGGAAGCGTCCACGTCTCACCGAGAAACTTCTCAGGCCTGTCAGTGAAGATCAGCACGTCGCCGAAGGTGACGGCGTTCAAGCAATCGATCACAGCCAAGCGCGCCAGCTCGTGCTCACGCGTCTCGATCATCACGAGAGTTACATCCGGCAACGCCAACATTGGTCCGCGCATGGTTGAGTTCCTTCACGATTAGTTCGGCAAGGGCGCGCCCGCCGTTCACGATTTCGACGAGGATCAAATTGTCCGCGTCGGCAATGCGCACAATCGAGCCGTTGTGCCAGTAGGTCGGCTCCGCAATGTGCACCGGGAAATTCATGACGCCACTCTAAGCAAAGGAGCGCACAGATGGCAAACGTAAGCGCATACGCCGAGAAGGCAATGCTTGATTGGATTCTGTTAGGAGCCACGCCGACACGGCCAGCGCAGACGTGGGCCGCGCTCTCGCTCGGCACGCCGACCAGCGTCAGCGGTTCCGAGGTTGGGTCGAACAGCGGCTACTTGCGCCAGACGGCAACGTTTGGCGCGGCTGCCTCGCCCGCGGGCTCGGCCTCGAACAACGGCGCCATGACCTTCGGTCCGTTCAGCAGCTCGAACGCGATCCAGGGCATCATGGTGTACGACACGTCCACGATTAACTCAGGAAACATGCTGTGGTACGGCACGCTGCAAACCGCGCGCACCGTGCTGCCCGGTGACCAGATCGTGGTGGCGGCAGGCGCGCTGGTCGTCACGCTCGCCTGAAAGCGGCGGCATGCTGGTACTGCCGAGCGCGCTCAGTCGTCGCAAGTTTGGCCTTGCCCGTTCGCCACATGGGGCGCTTGCCTCACAGGTGCGCGGGCAGAAGCGCCATTACTATGCGCGCGCACGGCTGCACGACGGCGCGATCTACTGGGTCGGGCTGTTCGATGATTCTGATGAATATGATCTGTTCTGCTTTGCGCTGGCGCGCCATCTGGTCAGCGGCGAGATCATCGACCCCGACATCGCACGGCTGCCATCGACGCCGTGGTATCCGGGCCTCGACGAGTTGCCGCTCATTTACGAGTTCGCGTTCGTCCAGAGCTTCACGGCGGTTGGCTCGACGACGTGGACATGCCCGACTGGAGTCTTCGCAGTCAATTATCTCGCGGTTGCAGGCGGCGGTGGTGGTGCCGGTGGCGGAGGTGGCGGCGGTGCGGGCGGCATGCTCGCAGGCACCGGTTTCTCAGTCACGCCGGGGAACGGCTACACGGTCACGGTCGGCGCAGGCGGCGCTCATGGAAATGGGTCGGGCACGCCGGGCGACACGGGGACTAAAGGCAGCAACGGAGCTAACTCGGTCTTTGCTTCAAATACTGCTGTCGGCGGCGGTGGCGGTGGCGGCGAGAATCTTAATCAGCCGGGCAACAATGGAGGCTCGGGCGGCGGCGGCGGCGAGAGCGGCAGCAACGCGCAGGCCGGGGGCACCGGCACGGCCGGTCAGGGCAACAGCGGTGGCAGCAATTTCGTCGGCGGCAATTGTCCCGGCGGTGGCGGTGGTGGCGCGGGTCAAGCAGGTGGCACGCCCGCGAACGGCAGCACCGCTGGGGGGGGAAAAGGCGGCGATGGGGTTTCGTCTTCGATCAGCGGCGCATCGACTCCATACGCGGGCGGCGGCGGTGGTGGCTGCTCGGGTACGCCGGGCAATGGCGGGACGGGCGGCGGCGGCAACGCTCAAAATAACCCGACGCCGGGTGATGCGGGAGCGGCTAACACGGGCGGTGGCGGCGGCTCCGGTTCATGGGATGGCGGCAGCAGTTGGTCCGCAGGAGGCGACGGCGGCAGCGGCATCGTCCTTCTCTCGATGATGCCATCTTATCTGCGCCGCATGCCGAGCATGACGGGAATCTGATCCATGTCGAAAGCAGCAGTTGCGGCTGGCGTCAGTTCCTATATCTGCGCCATCTTCGTGCAGGACACTCGGCAGGCCGATGGCTCGGGCTTGACCGGTCTTGCGTACAACACGTCCGGCCTGACCTGCTACTACAAGCGCAGCGTTGACACTGGCGCGGTGAACGCACCGATCAACAACATCACGACGCTTGGCACCTTTGCAGGCAGTGGCCCGAACGCGGCGTTCAAAGAGGTCGATGCGACCAACATGCCAGGAGTCTACGAACTGCATATTCCCAACAACGCGTTTGTCTCCGCCGGGCCGACGACAGTGCTGATGCTCAAGGGCGCGGCCAACATGGCCCCTGTGGTGATGGAATTTGAGTTCGACATTCTCGATAAGAGCGTCGGCGACACTTACACGATGCGCCAACTCCTGCTCGGCTATGCCGCTGCGTTGCTCGGCAAGTCATCAGGGCTCGACACCAACACTGCGATCTACCGCGCCGCCGATGACTCGAAGAATCGGATCAACGCGACCGTGGACAACTTCGGCAATCGCAGCGCGGTCTCTCTGACGCTGACCTGATGCTCCAATGGTCGACAGGACAATCAGACAGATCATACGCTCGGTCAGTTCGCCGCTGGCGTCGAATACATCGTTTGAAATGGAGGATGATTCTGGGTCGGGTAAAACGGCGCTCACTGATCTGCTGGCCAGTATGGGCGTTTATAACATCAGGACCCATTATGGTGCTGTCGGTAATGGGTCCGCGAATGATGCCCCGGCCTTCCAAGCTGCCGCCAATGCTGGCGGGATCGTCATTGTGCCGCCCGGCAACTATCACTTTGCCAGCACTGTCATTATTAGCTCCGCAGTCAAGTTTGTAGGTCCCGGTCAGCGAGCGGCTGCTATTACGTGTTACGGCACCGACCTCACTCTCTTGCGTCTGTCAAGCGGCTCTGGCGGCGCCTGCTTCTATGATCTTGCCTTAGAAGGTTACATGAATGCGGCGGCAACGCAGCATCTCATCGTCATCGATCAAAACATCACTGAGTATTTATTCTCGGCTTGCAGGATGTGGGGTGGAAATTATGCCATCCGCACCAGCGGGATTGATGGCTGTTTCTTCGATTGCGGTATTGCCGGGTCGATTGGCCATGTCTTGTCGGATGGAGCAAACTGGTGGCTCAGATGCAAGATCGACACCGTCGATCCCAGCATGGCTCCGACTTATTGTTTCAGGCAGCTTCAATCTTTTTCGGGGGCCACGTCTGGAGAGAACAACTTCGACCTGTGTGACTTCTCGGGGACCTACACATACTCGGTTTACATCGACGACAGCGGTCAGAACTACGCGAACACTGGCTTCAATCAATGCATCTTCTCGTCGAACATTTACATTCCTTCTGCGCGACATACCCGTTTCTCAAATTGTGAAATTGGAATAAATGCCGTCTCGTCCAATGCTCCTATTGCGATGGTCGGTTGCTGGGGTCAGGTCGCCATCACGATCACCGGGTCAGGATCGAAGCAGTTGGCTGGCAACTATCAAATCAGTTAGGGAGTGCGAACCGTGTCGATGGGATTGGGACTTGGACGCCAGCCGCGTGTACCTGTTGAGTATAGGTTTTTGCGGTGCGCCGCAGGTCACGAGATTCGGCTCGAAGGCAACAGGGCGGTGCTACACGTCTATGACCAGCCTGGAGAGACGGTGGCTTTCAATTATTGCCCGGTCTGCTTTGGCCAGTGGGCGCAGACGCAGTGGCCCTTGACCGAGGTGAGACGCGAGCTTGAAACCTTCAAGCTGCCGTGACCCAACGCCTCCTTACGACTGGTGATCGGCGTGACACGACCGCCGCCGATATTCGCGTTCTGAATGACGCAATACAGGTAACTGCGGTCTTCGCAGCATCGACCAGCCTTCGTCTCGACGCCGATCAGAACCAGACCGCGACGGCGCTGTTTGCGGCATCAACGACATTCCGAGCTAATGCCAATAAGCCAACAGCCGCGGCGCGTTACTTCGGCAACAGGTACTTCGGCAACCACTACTTCGGTCGCTATTACTCTTCGACCGGGGTGCAGCAGGCCGCATCGGCGCTCTTCGTTGGTGCCAGCACCCTTCGCGCCGCGACATCACAGACGGTTCACTACGCTGCGACAGCGGTGTTTGCTGGCGCGGGCGGCTTGCTCGCCACGACGTTCCAATGGCGTGCTACATCTGCGGTGTTTGCTGGTGCGGGTGGCTTGCTTGGCGCGACATCCCTACAGCGAGCCGCTGTCGCAACTCTCGGGGCAGCGGGAACTCTCACAGGAGCGGCGCGCCAGCGGCAATCGGTGACCGCGGTCCTCGCGGCACCAACCTCCCTGAGTTGCCTCGCGACCGGAAAAGCTACTTGGTTTGCGAGTGCAGTCCTTGCTGCGCAAACATCGCTTCTGGCGTCAGCAGCTCAACTGCAAACGGGAGTGACGGCAAGTTTTGCTGGGCTCGGTGGTTTCGGTGGATCAGCAACCCAGAGATACAGTCTTACCGCGTCCTATGCGGCGCTAACGGGGCTGCGCTGCGATACGAATCAGAAATCGAGCTATCAGCAGGCGACGGCAGTCTTTGCTGGCGCCAGCGTCATTTCGGCAACGGCGAGTGCACAGCAACTAATCTCGGCGTTCTATGCAGCGCCGACCGGGGTCGCCTGCGACGCCACGCTGATTTCGCATACACAGCTCGCGACTGCCGAGTTTGATGGCGTCGGAGGCCTATCGGTATCGCCCACGCAGCGCGAGAGCGCGGCCGTGTTCTTCGCGGCACCAACCGGGCTCGCGTGCGACACGCAGCAACGCTCGGTCTGGCAGGCGACGGTTCGGTTTGCTGCGGTTGGTCAGCTCGCCGCAGCGCCGACGCTCTACGGTCGAGCGCTGCCCGAACTGCTCGATGGTCTCGGCGGTTTCGTTGCGAAGACGGTGGCGCTCGATGCTGCGTCCGCGCAGTTCACGGCAGCGAGCGCACTTTCCGTTGATGCGACAAAGAAGATTCCACAGCCCGCCTCGGCAGTGTTTGCCGGTGCGAGCACACTCTCTGCCGTAGCAAGCAGGCGCCTCTCTGCGACGGCGGTGTTTGCTGGTGCTGGCTCATTCACTGGCGTGACCGTCAGCCTGCCGAAACCAGTCGCGGCATCTCTGGTCGGCGTCGGCTCGCTCGCTGCGACGGTATTCCAGACGAAGTCCGCGGCAGCGGTCTTTGCGGCCACGGGTAGGCTTACCGGCTCGATCACTGCGAACTACCTCGCGACGCCGGAAATCTTCGATGCCATCGGCGCGTTGCGTGCCTCGGCGACATTCCAACGACCGGCGGCGGCGCAGTTCACGGCAGCGACTGCGCTCGCCTGCACTCTGACCAAGCTGCCGTGGCAGGCGGCAGCAGTCTTCTCGGGGCTTGGCGCGCTCAGTGCTTCCATCAGGGTCGCCCAGCGCGTCACCCCCGAGCTGCTCGACAGCGTTGGCTCACTCAGCGCCCGGATCAGCGGTGTCGCGCAAGCGGCGGCGGCGCGGTTCGCGGCGACAGGTGCGCTCGCTTGCAATCCGTTCGTTCAGGTTGAGGGGCGCCTTGCCGCCACCGAGGCCGCGGACACCGCGAGCAACGTCGGCCGCGTCGAGTGGGTCGCGCAGCTCGCAGCGATCGAGACCGGCGACACCGCGCACGTCACCGGCAAGGTCAACATCGATGGCGCAATGGCCGCCGTCGAGAAAGGCGATCGAGCCGCCGTCGCTGGTCTCGTGCTCGATCCGCGCTTCGCCGTGCTGGCGGCAAGGGAGGCTCCCGACACGTTCCGCGGCATCTCGGGCTACATCAGCATTTGGGAGATCGAGGACGGCATCACCGTTGAGAAGACCGGGTACGAGGTGGTCGCGACCAAGCGCACGCCCAGCATCACGGTGACGGTCAAGCCGACGGTCGAAGATGTCACCGGCCAACGCACGCCGATCCCGGATTTCATCGCCACGCTCGATGACACAGTGTTGGGGCCACACCCGTGATGGCCAAGGTGCCGATCAACGATCCCAAGCATTGGCGCGATCGGGCGGAAGAGGCGCGCGCGGTGGCCGATCAATTAACTGACGATTTCGCAAAGAAGCAAATGCTGCGGATCGCCGACGACTACGAGACGCTGGCGAAACGGGCCGAGAAGCGGCTGAAAGACAGAGGCCTGCGATGACGACCTATCACTCGTCCTTTTCGTTCGTCGCGGGTGACGACTGGGAGATCAAGGCCCAGCTCGTCGACGACCAGGGTGCGCCCTATAACTTGAGCGGCGGCCAGCAGATCAAATGGACGCTGCTCGATCCCAAGTACAAGCGCGTCATCGACACGCCCGACGTGGGCATCTCGATTGTCGATGCTGTGCAAGGAAAAATCTCAATCCTCATCCCGGCGACGAAAACCACTGCGCTCGCCTCCGAACTCTACACCGATGCACTTCGGCTAATCGCTGGCGGAATTGCCAGCACGCTCATGTATGGGCCGATCTACGTGATGGCTGATCCGTGGGCCGTGGTGCAATCGATGCTGAATGCGCAGGCGCCGCTAGCTCGGCGCAAGCCAAATCTCTCGGTGGTTCAGGTCGACGTGCCGGTGCCCGTCAAACCAGCCGCCTAGCTCAGCACCGCTCCTAACAGTTTTGCACTGCCAACACGCGCGTCCGCGCGGGGAGGTCGCTCATGCCAATGAAGCCGCACAAAGACGAGAGCCAGTCGGATTTCATGAAGCGCTGCGTCCCCGAAATGATGGGCGACGGCAAGCGCGAGCAGGATCAGGCGGTCGCCGCATGCATGGACATCTGGCGCAACAAGGACAACGGCGGCGGCACCACGAAACAATTCGAGGACGCCGCGCCCGAGCCCGAGGACGACGAAAGCTACGAAGACTTTCTTGATCGCTGCACCGACGAGCTGCTCGACAACAACCCGGACGCTGACGACGCCGATCTCGAAGCGGCGTGCGACTTGCGTTGGCAAGAGCGCCGTGCGCGCGGGATCAAGCGCAAGGACGCCAGGGGCCTCGTGCACAAGGTGCACGCCGAACCGGTCGGCGAGCAAATGCTATTTGTACTTAGCGACGAGACGCCCGACCGCATGGGCGACATTATTCAGTCGGACGGGTGGGACCTTACGGCCTTCCAAAAAAATCCCATAGCGCTCTGGAACCACGTCGCGAGCTTTCCGATAGGAACGTGGAAGGATGTGCACGCGGAGGGCGGATTGCTGCGTGGCCGGCTCAAGCTGGCACCACCCGGAACATCCGATCGCATCGATGAAATCCGCAAGCTGATCGAGGCGGGCATTCTCAAAGCAGTGTCGGTCGGCTTCCGCCCGATCGATGCCGAGCCGCTCGATAAGAAAAACCCGTTCAGCGGGATGCGCTTCATCAAACAGGAACTGGTCGAGACCTCGGTCGTCGCAGTTCCTGCCAATCCAAACGCCTTGGCCATCGCCAAGTCGCTCAAGATTTCCGCCGACACCCAAGCTCTCGTCTTCGCCGGGCACGGCAGCAGAAGCGAGATCAAACGGCGCGGCGTGACCACCGGCGAGCACGCCGTTTCCCCACGTAGCGAAAGAAAGGCGGGAGCCATGTCGCTCTCACAACGCATCACTGACTCGCAGGGGCGTATCAACGCACTGCGGGACGCACTGACTGAGCACCTCAAGAGCGTCGACGACAGCAATGTCAGCGACGCGCAGCTTGAGGCCACTCAGGAGTTCAACGCCAAGATCGCGCAGGAAGAGAAGGGCCTCGCTGCGCTCAAAGAGGCCGAGACGCGTCTCGCCTCGACTACGGCGATGACCCAGCAGACGCAGGAGCAGGCGCAGACGCAGGAGATTCGCCTGCCGACGCGTGTGGAGCGCTCCGGGCCGATCGCGCGTCCATTCACCATTCCGCAGCGCAAGCTCTCGCCCGAGGAATACGTCTGGCGCTCGATCACGGTGCTGGTCAAGCATCACAAGGAGCGCGGCCAGCGGTCGCTCATGGACGTGATGCGCTCGACCTACGGTGACGACGAGGGCACCGGCGCTGTGCTCGGTTGGATGACGCGAACCGCCACCAACCCAGCCACCACGACCACCACCGGTTGGGCCGCGGAACTCGTCGCTGTTGTGATGGGCGAGTTCCTCAACGCGCTGATGCCGGTCTCGGTGTTTCCGCAGGTCGCGGCGAAGGGAATGAGCTTCACCTTTGGCCGCAACGGCATCATCACGCTGCCGCTGCGCAACACCACGCCCACGATCGCGGGCTCGTTCGTCGGTGAAGGCGCGCCGATTCCTGTCCGTCAGGGCGGCTTCTCGACTTCGCAACTTACTCCGAAAAAAATGGGCGTGATCTCGACGTTTACCAGGGAGATAAGTGAGCACAGTACTCCGTCGATCGAGCAAATTGTTCGTCAGGCGATCCTGGATGACACCGGCGTCGCTATCGATAGCGTGCTGCTCGACAACAACGCGGCGACCGCGATCCGGCCTGCCGGGTTGCTCAACGGCGTAACGCCGCAGACACCGACTGCGGGCGGCGGCTTCAATGCGGTGATCGGCGATACCAAGCTGCTCACCAACGCCCTGATCACAGCGACGCGCGGCAATCTCCGCTCGCCGGTGTGGATCATGTCGCCAGCTCTGGCGTTGTCTCTGTCGTTGACCCCGACGACCGGTGCGCAAGCGCTGCCGTTCAAGGAAGAGGTTGGCCGGGGCACCTTCATGGGCATCCCGATCATCCAATCGACCAACGTGACCGCGACGACGCTGATCCTGATGGACGCCGCCGACTTCGCATCGGCGTCAGGAGAGGATCCACGTTTCGAGGTCAGCGACCAAGCCGTCTTGCATATGGAAGATACGACGCCACTTGCCATCGGCTCGGCGGGAACGCCGAACGTAGTCGCTGCTCCAACTCGTTCGTTGTGGCAGACGGACACGATCGGAATTCGCATGATTCTCCCGCTTAATTGGGTCATGCGGCGCACCGGCTCGGTGCAGGTCGTCAACACCGTCTCCTGGGCGTGATCGTTACTACAAATAACAATCATCCCTGATCGGTTCCTCGAACGAAAGGAGCTACCCAATGTCTGAGGACCAACACAAGCAGGCTGCGGAAGAGCAGCTCTCGAAGGAAAGCGAAGTGCGGCAGAAGCACCAAGCCGAAGCCACGAAGCGGATGGAGTCTCGCCCAACGCCGACCCAGAAAGAGAATGATCTGGCGGCGCTGGGCGTCCATCTTGAGTCGCACGAGGATGACGGCAGCGGTGGCGACATCGGTGTCGATCTGACGCGGCGCACCTACGAGCCCGTCACGACTACCGGCGGGTATCGCACGCGGCGTTTCAAAACCGAAGAAACGCCCGCCAGCTAATGAATGTCCGCAGCTTATTGCAGCGGATTTTCAACCCCTCGGCAGTGAAGGCTGCCGAGGGGGAATATCGACCTGGGCCGTGGTATCTGCCGATCACGGGCGGATACCTGCCCGCCGACGTAGGAAGCAACTGGAACTGGTGGCAGATGGGGTTCGATCCCGTCTCGCTGTCGAGCCGCAGCGCAATGGTCGAGGCCTGCGTCGGTGCGTACTCACAAACAATAGCGATGTGTCCTGGGGACCATTGGCGTCTCAACAGCAAGAAGGGACGCGATCGCGTTAGATCATCGGCACTGTCGCGCATTCTGCGCTATCCGAATGCGTATCAATCAATTTCCGATTTCATGCTCAATCTCGTGCGCGGCCTTTATCTGGAAGGCAATGCGTATGCGCTCGCTTTGCGCAATGATCGCTTCGAAGTGGACGAGCTGCACCTGATGGACCCGCGCATGTCGCGCCCGGTGCTCGCGGAAAACGGGGAAGTCTTTTATCAGCTCGCCGGCAACATGGTCATCGATCAGAAGGTCGAGGGCCAGCTCATGGTTCCGCAGCGTGATGTGCTGCATGTCCGGCTGCACAGCGTTCGGCGCACGTTCCCATGGCCGATATTGGGCGAGACGCCGCTGACCGCCGCGCTCGCCGACATGGCAGTGAGCGGCGCGATGACCGAGCAGCAGCTCAATTTCTATTTGAACCAAGCGCGGCCGTCGGCGGTGCTCTCAACCGATCTAGTGCTCGACAAGGATCAAGTTCAGGCGTTGCGCGACCGTTGGAACGAACAGGTCAAAGGCCTCGGCGCCGGTGGCACGCCAATCCTCACTGCCGGATTGAAAGTGCAACCGTGGGGCATGCCGCCGAAAGACGCACTGCTCGCCGAGTCGATGAAGATGTCGGAAGAGCGCGTCGCGCTGGTGTTCCGCATCCCACTGCAAATTCTCGGCCTCGGCAGCCACACCTACAGCTCTACCGAGGCGCTGATGCAGGCCTGGATCGCGACCGGGCTCGGCTTTGCGCTCAATCACGTCGAGGAAGCATTCGGCGTTCTCTTTCAGCTCGCCGGCCAACCGGACGAGTACGTCGAGTTTTCGACCGACGCGCTGCTGCGCTCAGCAACGAAGGATCGCATCGAAGCACTCGCGCGCGGTGTGCAGGGCGGAATCTATTCGCCGAACGAGGCCAGAGAGAGCGAGGGTCTCGATGCCGTCAAGGACGGCGATCAACCGCGTGTCCAGCAGCAAGTAGTGCCCCTCTCGTTCGCCGGCCAGATGCCGCCTGCGCCGCCAGCACCGCCAGCACCGCCGAGCGCTGCACCAGCGGCCGCGTCAAAAGAAGAACCGAAACCAAAAGAACCGCAGCCGCCGTCAGCGGCGAAGGACTACTCGCATGACATCCAACGGGAAGTCCGAAACCTCCTTGCCAGCGCCGACAGATGGGGCCGCCGTCTTACTTGACGCGTGGCGCGAGGTACTCGGCGAAGCACTCGCGCGCGAGCGGCGCACCTGGGAGCGTGAGCGCGAGCGGATGCAGGCGGAATCTGACGCCATCACCAACGGTCTGCGCGCCGAGGTCGCCGAGTTGCGCAACGAGTTCATGGCTGCGGTCGCCGATCGCTTGGCGACGTTGCGCGACGGCGAGCGCGGTGAACGGGGGCCAGAAGGCCCGCCCGGTCTCAAGGGTGACAAGGGTGATCCGGGAAAGGACGGCCGCGACGGCGCGCCGGGAATTCCCGGCGTCGGCATGGCCGGCCCACGCGGCGAGCGCGGCCCCGAAGGCAAGCAAGGCATTCAGGGCATCCGAGGTGAGGCCGGTGCGCTCGGTATTCAAGGTCTGCGCGGAGAGCGCGGGCCCGAGGGCAAGCAAGGTGAGATCGGACCGAGCGGCCCTATCGGGTTGCAGGGACCGCAAGGTGAGGCCGGGCCAGTAGGCGCATCCGGTCCTGCTGGCCCGGCTGGTCCGCAAGGCATCCAGGGAGAGAAGGGTGATGCGGGTGAGAAGGGTGCTGCTGGAGAGCGGGGCGAGACTGGTCTACAGGGACACCGAGGCGAGCAAGGACCTCCGGGAGATAAAGGACCTGCTGGAGAGGCAGGCCCGATCGGCCCAAGAGGCCCTGCTGGCGAGAGAGGGGAAAAGGGTGAAGACGGAACGCGCGGTGAGCGCGGACCGCAAGG